CTTTACTACAAGCCCGCTGGCACCACCGGCTCGTTCGGTGAGACTAGTGTCAGTACCGCCACCGACACCATCACGGTCGAGACCTACCTGAACCTCAAGGTGGGCGACCCCGTGAAATTCAGCGTGATTAACAGCCAGACCGGCGGCTCCGGCTCCGGCACCCTGCCTGCTCCGCTGTCCTCAGCCACCACCTACTACGTAATTGCCTACACGGCCTCCACTGGTGCGCTGCAGGTTTCCACGACCGCTGGTGGCGCTGCTGTTGACCTGACCGACGACGGCACCGCCGTTGCCCCCAACGAGTTCCAGGTCGCCTACGCCGATTTCGTGGCCGTGGGCCAAGTCCGCGACTGGACCTTTGAGATCAACCGCGCCGAGATCGACGTCACCACCATTGGCCAAACCCAAGGTCAGTACGTCCCCTTCCGCAGCTACATCGCTGGCTTCGGCGATGGCACTGGTACTGCCACGGTCTACATGACCAACGAGAACGCTTCGATGTCCAACCGGATGATCGAAGACGTTCTCCAGCGCCAGCAAACCGGCGCCGCCTTCAAGCTGTACATCGACCGCGTGTACAGCGGCGGCAACGTGAGCGACACCCTCAGCCGCTCGATCAGCTTCGACGCCACGCTGACCTCGGCCAGCATGAACGTCAACCCTGACGACGCCCAGTCCGTGACGGTGAACTTCCGCCCGGCTGCTACCCCGACCTTCGACTTCAGCACTTCCGCCTGATAGTCTGCAAAACGGACGAAACCCGGACCCCGGCCTCACCACCGGGGTTTTTTGTCTCTACTCCGCTACACTAATCCGAGACCATCAGGACTTTTATGCCTGCTCCCAGCTCACTGCGTGCCATTGACCGCCTCCGCAAGGCCGCCAACCTGGAGCCCGTCAAAAAGATCGTCGAACTCTCCGACGGCACCAAATTTGAAATGTGGGTGGCACCCCTGACGATGGCCGAGCGTGAACGCGCCCAAAAACAAGCCAAGTCCGACGACGCCAACGCTTTCGCCCTCCAGCTGCTGATCGCCAAGGCCCTCGACGATACCGGCTCCCGTCTGTTCAACGCAGGCGAAATCGACGTTCTCAAGAACGAAGTCAAGGACAAGGACCTGCAAGCCCTGATGCTGGCGATCCTGACCGACGACGCGGAGCCCATCGACCCAAAATCCTGAGTGCCGAACTTCGGAAAGACAACTGGCTCATGCTCCAATTTGGAGTCGCCAAAGAGCTAGGCAAAACCCTTTCCGAAGTCAGCACCACCATGACCGCCGAAGAACTGATCGGCTGGAGCGCCTACTTCAGCATCCTCAACGAGGACCAGCAGAAGGAGATCGACAAAGCCCGACGCCGCCGCTAACCCCGGCGGCTTTTTACGGCGTAAACTGAAGTACCAGACTATGCTCCGTAGCCGTGGCAAAATACACCGCAGATATTGAAATTGCCGTCCGCGGTGGCGCACAGGTAGACGGCCTTATAAAAAATCTAAATAGACTTAACAACTCAATTAACGTTGTTAACAGAAATGCAAAGTTACTTGAAGGCAAAGGTTTTAATGTTGCCAGCATGGAAAATTACAGCCGTGCTGTATTTAAAGCGGAAAACGCACTAAGAAAAGCTGCACAAGGAACTCGCCAAGAAGAAATGGCGGTGAAGTCTCTTGTGAGCGCAATGGAAATAGAAAATAAAGCCCGCGCTAGGCGCAATTTTCTAATTGCGCAGGAAGTAGCAAATCGCCGTCAAGTAATAGCCACGGCTAATGCAGGTTACGGTTTACAAGGTCCCCAAGCGGCCAACATTCGAGCGGGAAGAGGTCCTGCCTCGCCTATCCGCGGTACGGCAAATATGCCGGGATCACCAGCAGCGCTTGCGGCAGCAGCAGGTGGAGGCGGTATAGCTAGAGCAGCAGGAGGAGGAATGTCAGGGCGTTTAGGCGGCGCATTAAGTAGTGCGCTTATCGGCGGAGGCTTTCCCCTGCTTTTTGGTCAAGGCGCTGGTGCTGCCGCTGGCGGTGCTCTAGGTGGTGTAGCTGGTGGTCTTCTTGGCGGAGGCTTTGGATTCGGTCTTTCCATTGTCGGCACACTACTTGGTGACATTGCATCTCGCGGCCAAGTTATAAAACAATTAGGACAAGATATCGGATTTTCGTCTCAACAAACGCAAGCACTATCTGCCGCTTTTAAAACTGCAAATACAGATGTCGAAAAGTTTACGGCTGTTATTCAAAATATCCGCGGCCTGGGACTTGAAATAGAAGACCAAGCTAAGGCTATTCAGCTTGTTACAACTCTGACTGAAAAATATGGCGGCTCCTTTGAAAAAACAGGTAATGCTATTACCACAGCCCTGGAATCCGGCAAGGTAACTCAGCAGGTACTTAACCAGCTTACTAGCCAAGGTATCAATATCCAAGGTGAACTAGCGAATAAATACGGCAAAAATAGAGATGCAATTTTGAAAATGGCAAAAGACGGTGAGATATCTGTTCAAGATTTAATTGATACGCTTGTAAAAATGGGTAATGAAGGCGTAGATGCAGTAAATAAACCTAAAACAAGTATGCAAAATTTAAAAGATAGTGTCGATAATTTAGCTAAATCGCTAGCCGGCTTGGCCTCAAATCTTGTAAAAACTTTTGGCCCTGCTTTGCAGTGGCTCACTGACAGGGTTGCAGATTTTGTAAATGCTGTAGCCCGTGCCATCTCTCGTATGGCTGACCTAATGAATGGCGGTCGGATGGCTCAAGCTGAAATACGCGCCTCCAGTGCTGCTGAAACCGCCACTCGTGAAAAATTTGGACCATTAGGGGGTATACGCGCATTTAATCCTGCCGCGCAAAAATTTTACGAGCAACAAAAACAAGCCGAGCTTAAGAAACTTGTACCTGGAGCATTCACTCCGACGCAAACAAAAACGCCACTGGAAACTTTTACGGCTCCTTCACAAGCCGCTGCGGCGAGCGGCGGCGGTACGGATAAAGCAGCGAAAGCCGCCGAGCGCGAAAAGGCGCGTGTTGCTGAGCTTGTACGTTCTCAAGCCTTAATAACACTGGAATACAAGCGTCAGCAGGAATTGGGACAGAAAATTTTTGCTGCTGAAATGGCTAAAGACCCAATGCTTGCCCGCCGTTTGGAAGGGGAACGGCAACTTGTTGAGTGGGGCATCGAAACCGCTGACCTTTTGGAAAAAGAAAGCAGTGCCGCAGGCCAGCTTGCCATAGCAAAAGCCCAACAAGCAAAGCAGGGTTTAATTATCCAAAAAACCGCCCAAGATTTAACTCGTTTAGAGCAAGAACGAAAAGAAAATGCCCAAAATACAATTCTCGGTCTCCAACAAGAACTAGCCCTTAGAAACGCTACCACCGAAGCCGAACGCACCAGTCTGCGTATCCAGTACGAAATGGATGCGTTGAAACGCGGTAAACAGTACACCGATCCCGAACTTCAACAGATTGAAACACTTAAAAAACAACTTGCCGCCCCAGAAACTGCCGGCGAAATTATCCAAAAACGCATTGGCGCCCTGCAAGACGAGCTGATCAAGCTGACCAACATCGGCAACATCGCCGTGTCGGTAGCAGACAGCATTGGCACGGCCTTCAGCCAAGCGTTCCAGGGCATTATCTCTGGCACGATGACAACCCAAGAAGCCCTCGCCAGTTTCTTTAAATCTGTCGGTGATGCCTTTATTCAGATGGCATCCGAGATCATCGCCAAACAGTTAACGATGATTATTCTTCAAACAATCCTCAAAGCACTGGGTGGCGGCAGCTTCGGCGGAGGCGGCGGAGGCGCTACAAATTCCGTAGCTAACTTCAACCTTGGCGCAGCCCAATACGGCGGTGGTTTGGCGGGAGGTGGTCCAACACGCGCCGGTACTCCTTACCTCGTTGGCGAACGCGGCCCTGAGTTGTTCGTGCCTGGCACCAGCGGCGGCGTCATGTCCAACAGCGACCTGCGTGCGTCAATGGGCGCAGCACCTGGTTCCAGCGGCGGCCCTGTCCTTAACATGACGTTTGAGACCAGCACAATCAACGGGGTGGAATACGTCAGCCGCGACCAACTGGAGGCTGCCATGGCCGTCACCCGCCGCCAAGCCGCCCGCGATGGCGCCAATCGTGGCATGACCATGACCCTGGATCGCCTGCAGCAATCCCCCAGCACTCGCCGTAAGGTCGGAATCTGATGGCCGCCTTCCCCTCGCTAACTCCAACCTCCCGGCGTTTTACACCCGGCGTTTATCCGGTCAAGGTGTACCGCACACTGTCCGGTATCGCCGCCCGCCGCACTTTCGGTGACCTGCCCTACGGCGCCAAGCTGGACCTGGAGTATCGCAACGTTCCCGACACCACGGTCAACACCCTTCTGGATCACTACCACAGCCAAACCTCGCTGAACCGCCGCTTCAACCTATCCAGCAACGTAACCGCTGGAATGAGTAGCGCAGTCGCCGCCGAAGTCACCAGCACCGCAGCAGATCGCGGCAACCTGCGGTATCAGTACGAGCAACCGCCTCAGGTTGAAAGCGTCCGCCCCGGCATCTACAACGTGTCGATCTCGTTGCTTGGTGAATTGCGCGACCCGAACACGGACGACTGACGATGGCCATCGACATCCGCATCGCCCAGTTTTTTAACCTGACGACCTCCGACGGCACCGGCCATTTTTATCAAAATTATTTCGTCAACCAAAAATACCGTTACGGCACCAGTTACTACGAGTTCGCCCCATTCCGCGTAGAGGGCTCGGTGGCCAATAACACCGGCGATAACAGCATCCTGCAAATCCTGTTCCCCAACGTTGATTTTGCGATCAAGCTGCTGGACGCCGGTAACGGAAACCGCCTCAGTCGCCTGGTGCTTACGACCGCGTGGCTAACCGCCGACAACGCGATCGCCGCCAACGGCGCCACCCAAGTGGAATACATGGTGGGCATCGGCGCCAGCGTGAGCGAAACCACGATTGAGCTGCGTTACCGTTCTGCCATTGATAGCGTGATTTCCAACTTCCCGTCGCGCACTATCACCCGCCAACTTGTTGGCCCGTTGCCGCTGAACGCCAACATCTCACTGCAATGAACGACCTCATTGGGCTGCGCTACGGCTGGGGCCACGCACCTTGGGACGGCAGCGGCAAAACCGACTGCTTCCAACTGGCGTGCGAGGTCCACAAACGCTTGGGGTTTGCCGATTACACCGAGCAGTTTGAGTGGGTCTATCGGGACTACACCGACAAAACCTTCCCACGCAAACTGATTTTTCGCTGGTTGCTGGACAACGGCACCCGGATTGATGCACCCCGCCTTGGCGCAGTGGCCTTTTTACCCGGTGAAGCCGGGGCCGCGCTGGCCACTATTTTGGAGGACAATGCTGTGCTTTTTATCGCCCCAAGTCAGAATGTGGTGCGTAGCCAGATTCCCGCTGGGATGGGCGCATATTTCTGGATGAACCGATGACCCGCAAACTGTTGCCCTTTGAGCACGAGCTGATCGCAACATTGGGCATCAGCAAAGACGACTATTTGGAATTTGTAGCTTTATACGAAAAACCGAATTATCAAGGAAATCCAACAGCAGATTTTGGAGTAGTCGCAATAGTTCTAACAGTTGTCGGCATCCTGTTTCAAGTGGCTGCCGCGTTGCTAGCGCCGCAACCGCAAGCACCACGTTTTGCACCGACTACCGGCGGCGGCCAGCCCCAAACCCGCGACGAACGTTTTTCCCCACGCTTTGGTTTTAACTCTGCTCAAGAACTTGCCGCCTACGGCGACCCGGTAAACCTCGTCTACGCCAATCGCGGCACCGGCACTGGCGCTAACCCCAACGGCGGCGTGCGCGTCACCGCCTCCCTACTCTGGTCCGCCGTCCGCAGCTACGGCTCCAGTCAATTCATCCAAATGCTGATGATGCTGAGCGGCGGCGCCATCACCGCAATCGACATTGAAAAAACCGCCTTCGGTCAGACGCCTTTGCGCGACCTAATTACCGAAAACCTTTGGCTGTACTTCAATTCCGGTGGCACTGGCGCCCTACGGCGTTTTGACGAACTCAACGACAACGAATCCACCGACCCCACCGCTTACGGCAGCGGGAATGATAATCCTTATCGCATCCAACTAACGGCAGACAACACCCGCGTTGACGGCTTCAGCCAAGCCTATTCACCGAACACATCCAATACCGTCGGTATCTATGGTGTTGTCCCGCTCAACATTGACACATATTTGCGTAATTCCAACGGTGACAAATACGAAGCACCCTTACAAATTACCGCCAGCGGTATTGGCTGGACCGCTGGATCAAGCCTTGATATCGCCGTAAATGATGATCTCACCGTAACTTTTGCCCGCACCAATTACCTAGAAAGCGACAACGATGCTTGGCGCGAAGCAAAAGAAATTCGCCGTAGTTTGGCCAGCGTGTTTGATATAGCCAGCATTTTCAAACTTGGCACAGCTATTTTTCGCGTTGTTTCGGTTAGCAGTATCCCAATCGACGACGCAGATTTTGTTGTACGCCTCAGGTGCATTGAAGCAGGTCGAGCACCATCAGTCAGTTACGCTTCAATTAGTGCGGCAAACGCTCTTAATGCCGGTGAAGCCACAACCGCCCAACTAAATGAATACAACAACATCCGTTCATCTGTTGTTGACCTACTTAATCAAGACCAACGCTCTGATATTACAACCGCTAGCCAACTTGCTGATGCAGGCAACATTGTTGTTGAATCTTATGGCGAATCGCGGGAATTAACAAATAACAATCCTGGTGAAGGTAACGAATGGTATGCTGAATCTTATATAGATCAGTTTGGCGAGCAAGCCATTCGCTGGTATCGCTTTAATTATGGTTTTCTTGGTTATACAGAAGTAAGAATTTTGTCAGACCAAGAAAGAACAATGTTACGACGTTACGCAACACTAGAACAACTTGTCAATGCTCCAGGGAGAGCCGATGATGTTTTTTACACCAAAGCACTGGTGCGTATTGCTAAAGCAGAGTACGAAACACTTTCGCCATGCCACACGGTTGACTTCGCTCTTCGCGCCTTGGTATTTAAGCGCATCAACGGTCGCCAGTTGGAATATGGTAGCGGGCGACGAGGCGGTTATCCAATCAGCGATAACGGCATCAAAGCTCGTGTGTCCTTGTTCAAACTGCGCTACAAGGAAGTCGGTCAATCAGTTTACGTCACCGTTCCAGGAATTTTTGCAATTAGCCGTGCCGCCGATAACGACAACTTTGTTTATATCAAATTCAGTTCCAATACGACCACTGCCAGTAAAGCAACCCACTGGTCATTTGAACTGGAACCGATTTCCGATCCTGTCGCAGAAACCAGCGTCAACGATGCGTACTTTTATCTAGACAATAACGGTTCGCCCGTCAGTCAATCGCTTGCATCGTATCGACTACAGAATTCGGAAGTTGTAACACCCACAATTCAATTTACCGGCAGATCCTTGGCCGCCGCCGACGGATCGTATCCCCCAGTCAACAACAATCCAACAGACCTTAACGAATGGGATTTATTTAATTACGACGCCGATACACAGCTCCAGTTTTCATTCGACAGCAACCCAGAAATCACTATTACTGCCGTAACGGAACAAATCGCGCAGCCTTTTTCAGACTACACGACAGCCACCAGTCAGTTGTACAACAAGCTGGCGCTATTTGGTTTTAACGCTTATTCCGGTAAAACAATCCAAGATATTCGTTCTTTTACGATTTTTGCGACGCAAGGCCGCAGCGTTCGCCGTCTACGCACAAGCGGAACTGATGAACAAGACCGCTCTTGGGGCACAACAGATTACACGTACTACCCAGTAACACCGGACGGCCCCAGCAGCTTGGCACCAGACATTTTTCTGGATACCGTCCTTGACAAAGAAGACGGCATCGGCAATTACGCCGTCGTGAACGCGCTGGATCTCAAGCAACTTGCCGTCACCAAGCGTTTCTGCATCGCCAACAACCTGTTTATGGACTGCGTGATTGCAGACCCACGTAGCTGGCGCGAGTTCTGGGTGGAGGTTGCACCATACAACCTGCTGGAATTTGCCCGCATCGGCGGACGCGAAACACTGGTTCCAGCGGTTCCTTACGACACCAACACCGGCCAAATCAGCCGCACCATCAACATCACCGCTCTTTTCAACCAAGGCAACATTCTTGAAGACTCCTACAAAGAGGAGTACATCGACTACGGCAGCAACGCCCAAGACATCATCGCCAACATCATTTACACGGACATGCCTGACGACGCGGTGTTCGCCAAAAAGAAATCCGTTGAAGTCGTCCTAAAAGACACCGTGGAAGTCGATGCAATCCGCCAAACCTTCGACATCTCCAACTACGTCTCCAGCTACGACCACGCCGTCCTATTCGGCAAGTTACTGTGTAACACCCGCAGGCATGTGCGCCAAGCAATCGAGTTCAAGACCTACCCGACCTCTGACCCGATTTACCCTGGCGCCTACATCTATGTAGACATCGGCCAGAACGCCTGGGACGCTATCCGCACCGGAGTCATCGGCAAAGATGGCACCTTAAACACGCCACTAGCTAGCAACCCAGCCGACGGCACCTATAACTTCCGGCTTTACCGCAGCGACAAGGGCATGGTCAGCCTTAACGGTGTTACGGTGATCAACGGGGTTTCATCCCAACTCACCAACTACGAGGGCTATCTTTTTGTCCTCGGCGTCGAAGCCACCACGCGGCGGGTGTTCCGTGTAACGGAAGTCAGCATGGACGAGGAAGGCGAAACCACCGTGCGTGCGACCGTTTATCCCTGTACCAGCGATGGCCAATCCTTGATTGCGGACTTCAGTAATTCACTGTTTACTGTACGCAGCTAAACTGTACCTATAAATCGGCAAGCTCATGGCTTTCTTTACGGGCCGTTCTGGCGCCCTCTACCTGACGACAGCGGGCAGCGGTGAAGTCAACCCAGCCAGCTCTGAAGCCGTGCTCAAGTTGCGCGACTGGTCCCTTGAGACCACCTTGGAACTACTGGAAACCACAACCGTCGACACCGCTGTAAAAAGCTATACCCCTGGTGCGGTCAGTTCCACCGGTAGCGCCACCGTTTTGTATTACCGCAGCGAGGTGGGCGATGTCGGCACGCAATTTACCAGCCTTCTTAACAAAGTAATGAAGACCGCCACAACCGGCGTCAGCGAATCCGATCGTGTCGGCATGGTACTGCGAGCCGGTACTACGGCGGGATCGGGCAGCGATGTCAAAGACGACATTGTTTTTAATGCTTATATCACCAGTGCTTCGATGCAAGTCACGACCGCCGAATTGACGTCAGTCGCCATCCAATTTACGGTTGACGGACCGTTCCGCGAAGTCATCGACGCATGACCTATTTTTTAGGCCAATACGGAAAAATTAAACTTCGCCGCAAAGCTGCTGGAACATTTACCAGTTCGATTTTGCCTGCCGATGTAAACACGATATTGAATCGTTTTGGTTTTGACGGATCTGTCGACAACTTGCTGACAGGTGACCAACTGGTCATCAGCACAACAGATGCACGCGGCTTGGATTTTTTACCCACAAGCACTTGGCCAGATGGCGGCGGCGTTACCCAAAACCAAGTTGTGGCCTACAGCAACGTCAATGCCATCGGTGGAGTACGCCTGTTTGAAACATTTAGCGCAGCCATCAATAATGACCGCACGGTTGAGTATCCGCTAGAAGCATTTACCGGATCGTCACTACCGATTTCTGTTCAAATTTACGGCTCCGTGGAGCGCGTACTCGGTGATGTACGCAGTTATACGTTTAATACCGACCGCGAAGCCTTGGAAACAACCACAATGTCCGATCGTTTTAAGCGGATGTATTCAGCAGGTTTAATTAGCGGCTCTGGGTCTATCGACTGCATTTTTAACACGGAAAATAGCGGTCTTGTTGAAAACTCCTTATTGATGTTGCAACTCATTAACCGCACTGACATCGGCAGCGAATTTGATTGTTTTCTTCAACTAACTGATAGCAGCATTTATCCAGAAACACAGGATATTTACTACGAGTTCCAAGCAATGATCACGCGCACTGGAATCGAGGTCGCAGCAGATCAGACAATTAACTGCGCTATCGACTTCGTAACCACCGGCGAGATCAAGCTGCTGATTGGCGAACCGTCGGGCTACATCCTCAAGGAGGACACCGACCGAATCCGCCTGCAGCAGAACCTGGACTTCTTGCTAACAGAAGTAACCGACTAAACTAGCAACAGACTTCCCAGACCTGGAGCGGGTGCGTGGCCGACCAGCGCATTACACAGCTAACACAGCTCAACGAAGCCGACGTCGCATCCACGGACGTCTTGCCCATTGTTGACATCTCGGCCAGCGAAACCAAAAAAGTCACCGCCAAAGACCTTTTTGAGGCTGGCGCCACCCTCGCCGACGGCTCCAGCATTGATCTTGCCAAGCTCAACCAAAGCAGCGCCACCAAACTCGGCACCACCGCACTGGCTGACAGTTCCGTCACCGCCGCCAAGTTGGCTGACGATTCCAGTGTCGTTTACGGCAGCGTTGAGCCCTCCACAAATAATTTTGAAGGTCGCGGCTATGTCAACAGCACCAGTAAATATCTAAAAATATGGGACGGCAGCGTTTACCAACAGGTCATCGCTCCGACTGCCGGCATTGAAAATCTGGCGATTACCACCGGCAAAATTGCTGACAACGCAGTCACCACCGCCAAAGTTGACGCCGCCGGCCTTGGTACTGCCGCCATCGCCAACAGCGCCATCACCGCCGCCAAATTCCAAACTGGTGCTGTTGATGCAGCCGCCATTGCCACCGGCGCCATTGGTACTGACGAATTAGCCGCCAACGCCGTCACTTACGCCAAGATCCAGCAAACGAGTGGCACCGACGTTCTGCTGGGACGCTCAACGGCTGGCGCGGGCAACGTTGAAGAAATTAGTTGTACCAGTGCCGGTCGGGCATTGCTGGATGACGCGGATGCCGCCGCCCAACGCACCACCCTTGGTCTTGGCACGATTGCAACTCAAGGTGCAGGTGCAGTTGCCATTACGGGCGGCACAATCAGCGGAATTACCTCGCTGACCTCAACAACTTCCAGTCTCGGCAACGTCACGATTACCGGCGGCACCATTACCGGTATTACTGACCTGCCTGTTGCCGATGGTGGCACAGGCGCCTCGGATGCTGGCACGGCCCGCACCAACCTTGGTCTGGCAATCGGTACCAATGTCCAGGCATACGACGCCGGCTTGCAGAGCATTTCTGGGCTGACCACCAGCGCCGATCAGACCGTTTACACCACGGCCAGCGACATTTACGCCACCACAAGCCTGACCAGCTTTGGCCGCAGCCTGATTGACGACGCCGACGCCGCCACCGCCCGCACCACGCTGGGTCTTGGCACCCTCGCCACCCAATCCGGCACGTTCAGCGGCACCCATTCCGGCACTACTTCTGGCACCAACACCGGCGACCAAACGATCACGCTAACCGGCGACGTCACCGGCTCGGGCACCGGCTCGTTTGCCACCACCATCGCCAACGACGCAATCAGCACCGCCAAGATTGCAACCGGCGCCGTCACAACTGACGAACTTGGTGCAGCCTCAGTTACCGCCGCCAAACTCGCCGCCGATTCCAGCACCATCGTTTCCGGCAACGCCCCAACCGGCAGCGGTGCATTTGAAGGTCAGCAGTGGTTTAACACCAACACCGGTCTCGCTTACGTCTGGGACGGCAGCACTTGGATTCAGCAGGCCGGAGTCCAGAGCTTTGTCTTTACGGACTCCACGCCGATCGCGTTTAGCTCCTCGGTCAGTGCAGCCGGCGTTGCCACAATCACCAGCAGCCTCGATACCCAAACCGCCGCAACGGTTTTTGCTGGTCCGACGACTGGTTCAGCCGCAGCCCCAACCTTCCGCGCTCTTGCCAGCGGCGATTTGCCCGTTGCTGCTACCGGCACCCCCGGCGCCATCTCCCCTGGTACGGGTCTGAGTGTTGCCGCCGGCGGCGTCCTCAACCACACCAACGTCGTCAGCGCCGGCACTTACACCAAAGTCACTATCGACGCACAAGGTCACGTCAGCACTGGCGCAACACTCGCAGCCGCCGATATTCCAAGTCTTGATGCCAGCAAAATTACAACCGGTACATTCAGTAGCGCATTTTTGGCCGCCAACAGTGTCACGGCAGCTCAACTTGCTGATTACGGAATTGCCCAAGTTTCCGAAAGTCAACCAACACCGGAATTTGCCGGTCAATGGTGGATTAACCCCAGCGACCGTTCCGCTTATATCTGGGTTGGTACTGTCAGTCCCAGCATCAACGGTTATTGGCTGCTGGTCGGTTATGGCAGCCCGACCCAACTCAATTTGCGTTTTGGCGGTACATACAACGCCAGCACCAACCTTGTTGTAACTCTCAACCAGTACGGCACCGAAGCGGGTTTAACTGTTGGCCAGGCGCTTGGCGCTCCAAGTTCTTTGAACAACGGTGTGTATTTGGCCGTCACAACGGCTGGCACCGGAACCACACCAGCGCCCGCTGTTTCACTGGCAGTTGGTGACTGGGTGCTTAGCCAAGGCACCGGCGCTAACTGGACAAAAATTGCCGTGGTGTCCGGTGCTACCGGAACTTTTAACGACTACGACATTCTGTGCGACGGCACCTATTTCACGCCGGACATGACGGCGGTTGCCGACGTCCGCGATGCCCTTGTATTGCTCTGGGGCCGCGTGCAAATTGCAACCACAGCCCAACTTGGTGTCGTAAAAGAATCAAGCGAAGTGCTTGTTGACAACAGTACTGGTGAAATGACTGTCGGCGTGGTGGACGATGGCAGTTACTGATGTCACACAGAACAGAAAGTTTTGTCTACAGCGCCGAAAACATACCAGTCGGCGGGCAGCCCGGTGATGTGCTGCTGAAAATTCAAAACGCCAACTATTACACCGCTTGGCGCGACTTTACTTACGTGTTTGAAACCTACGACGTGGTACTTGACGACGGCGAATACTAGACTGCTCCAGTAATCCCGTCCTACCGGAGTTAAGGGAATGGCCTCCACGCACAAGCACATCCGTAGCAGCACTGCTAACAAGCGCCCAACTACGGCGATTGCGGACGGCCAGATTGCCCTTAACACCAACACCACAAGTCCCGGTCTGTTTTTCAAGGACAGCACCGGTGCGACCATCATCAAAGTCGGCCCTGTTCACGTTGGCACGACCGCACCAAACGTCAGCCCACCGGCTGGAGGCAGCAGCGGCAACAGTACCGGCGAAATCTGGCTTGATACCAGCCTGACCCCCAACGGTGTCAAAATCTGGAACGGCGCTTCTTGGACAAACGCCACCCCGATCGGCAGCACCACCGTTCAAGGTCTGCTGGAACTGGCCACCAGCGCCGAAACCCAAACCGGCAGCGACACCGACCGCGCCGTTACTCCGGCTGGTCTGCAGTCCAAACTCAGCGATAGCACCAGCACCACCAGCTCGACCACGATTGCTTCAAGCACTGCGGTCAAAGCTGCTTACGACCTTGCCAACGCTGCGCTGCCTAAATCGGGCGGCACTGTTACCGGCAATCTAGAGATCGGCAACACCGGCAGCCTGAGCTTTGAAGGCGCCACTGCCGACGCTTTTGAAACCACGATTGCAGTTACCGATCCGACTGCCGACCGCACCATCACGCTGCCGGACACCACTGGCACGATCGTGACGACCGGTGACACCGGCACCGTTACCAGCACGATGATCGCTGATGGCACGATCGTCAACGGAGACATCAACGCATCAGCCGCGATTGCTCACACC